ATCCCTCAAGGGTTCCAGCCATGATGTGCACAACGACGCCAAGAACCTGCTCCTGACCTCCCGCCGTAAAGTTGCGAACTGCGTGCCACTTGGCACTCGGGAAACGCATCAGCTACTCCATCCATCTAGGTAGTCGGCAGCCGCCCTCAATAGGGCGGCGTCATCTCTCGCCTTGCCTAGCATGTGATTGCAGTTCTCGCACAGAAGCGATCTGACACACTTGCCGCAAGTATTTGTTCCATGCTCCTCGGGTGGACAACATGAGTGGTCGTGATCAACTGCAAGACGCTTGCTCGTGGGCGGCGTCTTGCAGATATCGCACACACCGCCCTGCGCCTTGAGTCTTTCGTCATACTGTTCAGAGGTGATTCCGTACTGCCTGATTAGGGATAGGTTGCGCTCGCATGCCTTGCACCGGAAGTGCAACCCATCAACCTTGGCCTTGTTCTTATGAAACAGGCCAGGGTCAAGGTATTGCTTGCAGGTGCTACAGCGTCGCTTACCGTCGATCCACCACTCGACATTCATCCCCACCACTCCCCATTGCCTTCAACCATGCTTGACTGTGCGTAGAAGTCCAAGTCTATCACCATAGACTTCTGCCTATCGCGTTCTGATTGATACTCCGAGGAGACGTGGAATATGGACTCCACGTTGTTGACCAGCTCACGAGCCTTGGTCTCTGCGAACCACAGGGCCATCACGGTATCCTGCTTGGCCTTGGACTGGGGGAACCAGGTGACGAGCTGTTCGACGAGGGCCTTTACGCCCTCGTTCTGGGAGCGGTTGGGAAGCCGGATAAGTCCCCTGCCCTCCTTGGCTCCATCGAACAGCATGCTCATGCTGGCAACACCGAAGTCAATATCGTTCTTGTTGTTGCCCGTGAAGTGCTCCCGCAGGTGCGTACCGTGAGATCCGAGGAAGTTCCTCAGGTCCCGGTTCTGGGTGACCATCAGGTTCATCGCGTTCTTCTCGATGACCCACTCGTTCACGTGGTACTTGACGGTCCACTCTTTGATCTTGTCGAACAGATCATCAGGTTTGCAGTTGGCGCGGGTCCATACGTCAAGGACCCATCGCACGCCGGACACTCGGTCCACACCCAGGATGATGGCAGCGGAGTGACCTGTGATTGCCGGGTCAAAACCGCCAATGATATACAGCCCGTCCATGCCGTTTTGTCGATGACCAGGGGCACCACGGGACATGAAGCCCGCTGCTCGCATGCCGTCGATACTAGCTGCCACCTTGTCTGGCGGGAAGATTGCATCTGCCGTTACCTGTTCCTGCTGGTAGACCATGGCCCAGTTCTGGGCAGAGGAAGTTGCCCGTCTCCGAGCGAGGGCCTTGCCGGAGTGCCATGGGTAGAGGCCGTCTGCGTTCTTTTCCACCAAGCGTCTTGCTCCGAGCGACACCGGGGGTCGGTTGGTCCAGGGTGCGAGAACATGCCAGTCGTCGGGATCATCGGCAAACTCAAGTACCGCTGGCTGCGTGAGATATGTCCACGGAGATTCTTCATCCTGTCCGTACCACTCAGGCTTCTGGATCTCGGAGTAGAGTTCCACAGGCGCAAGTCTGGTCCCCACCAGGAGCAGAGTTCCGCCAGGGTAGGAGAGTCGGTTGATGACTTCTCGCTGAATCCAGTCGATCTGTTTCTCGAACTCATGGGCGTTCTTTCCCGTCACGGTGTCGTCGAGGATGATCAGGTCAGCACGGTTACCGTAGATCTGGCCGTTCATGCCGAGGGCCTGGACCGTAGGAGTGGCCTCACCCGAGTCCCGCGACTCGGCATTGACGTAGATGGCGTCAGCAGTCCAGGAGGCGCTGTTGGCATCGAAGCCCCCTTCGGGGGCGAATGCCTGCTGCAGCTTCTTGTATGCCTGATTGGCTCCGGCGAGGCGATCCTTGATCGCTCGCAGGAAGCGCTTGGCCATTTCCTGGGTCTGGGACACCAGGATGATTCGGATGTTCGGGTCCTGACAGATCCGGTAGGTCACGTAGTTGACCGTGATGGTCGTGGACTTCGAGTGTTCGGGTGGAGTGTTGACGATCACCATGCCGGGATCGCCAGGCTTGTAGACCTGGGAAGTGTGTAGATCTCGGGGCTCACGGCCCTCAAGGATGTCGTACCACTGAAGCTGATGCCAGAAGAGCTTGGTGTCCAAGTACTCTTCGCAGAACTGGGGGAACTCGGGCATCTCGGCTCGGGCCTGCGCAGCCTGCTCGGGATGCTGCATCAGCTTGATGCGATCCATGTCCCTGCGGAAGTTCTCGTCAGAGGTACGCCAGTACTGGATGGTGTTCGGATGGACCCCTAGATCGTCAGCGGCTTGACGTTGCGACAAGCCCTTCTGAAGATACTTGAGGACCGTGGCCTTGCCAGCCTTGATCTCAGGCTTGCCTTGTGAGCCGCCTTTAGGGCGGCTCTTGTGAATCTTGCCATCCTCAGTCTTGAATACCTTTGCCATCCGCCAGTCTCCTATAGGTCTGCGCATTCTGTGCTTCCGCACGAGTTGCGCGGTTCCTGGTACTACATGGCGGAGAATGATTCCGCGTTAGCGGTACTGCCCTTAAAGTCTGCATCCACAGGCTCGCCCTCAAGGCGAGCCCTAGGTACTGTCAGTACTGTTAGTAACTCTCAAGTGACTCGCTTTGGGCTCCTCACTTGAGGAGCTTCAGTCACTCCGAGACTCTCAGTACTTATACCTTTAGGGGCTCACTAATAGATGTACCCGACCATCCATTAGACCGGGTCGTCAGTTTACTAACTCTTTACCAACCATGACTCTCCGTAGACCGGGAGGGCCTAGTCTGGTTACTCTGCGTAGATCTGAGCCTCTGTAGACTGTGATCCATGTTACATTTCTAGTGGGTCTCACACACACACACACGGCCCCAGTTAAACATCCCCGGGTCACTCTAGGTAGCCAGGCCAGACACTCAGAGTTCTCTTGATATCAAGAGTCTTAGAGCTAAGAGATCTGTCAGTGCTCAGGTGAGCGGGCTCATGCTCAGGCGTGCAGCACTCAGAGTATGTATAGGTATACAAGGGCTCGCATACTTATAGATGTAGGCCACACTAGTTAGGCAGCCTAAGGATATTGGCAGTGCTCATATGAGCTGGCAGGGCTACAGGTGTGCAGTGTTCATGGATGTGAATGGCGGATAGATAGCAGAACGCAGGCAGAACTGGCAGATCTCCTAGCATTTGCAGGCTTAGAGCCCTGTTGACCATGGTTTTGCAGGTTGGGGACTATGTCACAGTGACGATAAGGGTCAGGCCAAGCGCCCGCTCAGCCCTCCCAGCCCACCCAGCACCACCTGAGAAAGCATGGATTCAGCTCTCTCAGCCCTACGAGTGCCAGGCGGTCTCAGGCTCAGACCTTCAGTCCTACGGCCGAGCATCAGGCTCGGCCTTAGATCTAGTGGTTACAGCCTAAGAATCAGACATTCAGGATCTATCAGGTAGACAGACGTCTGTTCAGTAAGCCTCAGGGGCCATCGCTGCCCCTTACGGGGGGCAGCTTGCACTAGCAATCTGGAGATTCTTTTGAGGGCATCAGTGCAGGTCGGCAGGTGTTCAGTCACTCTCCGCCGAGCAAACTTCAGATTTGCTTGTAGACAGCTCTCGGTGACCCGTGGATAGTTCTGGTTGTCAGCAGGACGGCAGCAAGCAGGCCGGAGGGCATCTCAACCGCCCGAGGCTGACACCTTGAGAACTGAACAGCTTCCCAGTGTCTGGGTGCGCCTCTAGAAGCCTTAGAGGGGTAGATACGTACGAGAAACCTTCGTGCGGTTCCCGGACTGCCCCACAGAGCCTTGTAGGGACTTGAACGGAAGCTGTAGTGGCAGGAGACGGACACGAGGTCAGTGCTATGCCGGGGGGCGCTTAGGCGTCCCTACAACAGGCAGTCAGGGCTTACATAGCCTGGCGAGACCCCCTTGGCTGGGGGAGTAGGCAGGATGGAAGACCAGCCGTTCACAATCCGTTGAATGAACCCACGATCCTTTTAAACTCAACAGTGTGTCGCATGCGAGCTTCGGACTCAGGTGCCCCTTGCGGGGGCACTCGAAGGCGCAGAGCCGCTCCCTACGGGTTGAGCGAAGGCGCTCTAGGTTCGTATGCATTCTCTCTCGGAGAGGGCTTCTACAGCCTCTCCGGCGCCCCTTACGGGGGGCGCCTCTCCTCTTGGTGCCTGCCAGGTCGGTAACACGGTCTGGATGGGCATCAGGGTGGCGGGGGAAGTTCAGACCGTCAGGTGCAGTGGCAACCTGGCGTGGATGATGATCATATGGTTGCAGCACTGTCGGAGACTGCCCGGTACACAACAAGGTGCTGATCCTCTCGACTTACTGAGATATCGCCGTTCCGATCATTGCGCGACACTTGAGCTTCCCTCTCCGCCCAATGGGCACGCACACAGCGTGCTCAGAGACCAAGGAGAGAGAACATGAAGGACATCAAGGCCATTAAGACCATCGTCCGGCTTAAGAACTCGGTCAATGGCAACCCTCGCTTTCGGTTCTACTTCACCGACGGCACGGCGGCCACCAGCTCTAGCGACCACTCGTTCTGCTATCAGGTAGGGAGCGGGGGGATGTGCGAAGGCGATGAAGTCAAGGTGGAGTACACCAGGGCCGGGCGGATCGAGAACATGGAGCCCCATGGGCCCACAAAGGACTACGTAGCCCTCTGGGTGTGCGTCGACTGCATCATGCACCACGCCAACGGCGAGTGCGATGGGTGTTACGAGGGCCACACTGAAGAGCCCCTGAGCCTCCTGGATTACACCAAGAGCACCATGGGTCATCCTCAGCAAGAGCACGAGTGTGGCCGTCGGGATGACATCTACTTCGGTGAATGCGACTGCGAGACTGTCACGTTCAGCAGTAGCCGGTGTGACGGTTGCGGCAGCGATTACCACGGTGAGCGCCACGCAATGACCGAATGGGTAGACTGAGACCAGATGGAGCGGCCACCTTCGGGTGGCCGTTGCAGCGGCATCTCAGCCGACTGAACCAAGGAGAGAGACATGTACGAGGTACAGGAAGCTTTTACGTTCGAGTGGGTCACCATTTCCACTCACGACACGTGGGACGACAGCGCCGATGCACTTCAGGAGCGTCTGGAGGCTGGTGTCAGTGAGGACCGCGTGCGAACGGTGGAAGTGGGGAACTGAGACCAGGTGGAGCGCACGACCTTCGGGTCGTGCGTTGCAACGGCATCTCAGCCGATCAAAGGAGAGAGAACATGAGCTGGAATACCCATACGTCGCCCCATCGGGCACCCTGGCCCGGTCGCGGTCCCTACGCATACTCCTACACGTTCAGGGAGCCTGTAGGGCTGTCCTGGCTGGAGAGCTCCATCCCCGCCCAACTGCTTCCGGCACTTGATGGCGGATGGATGGCAGCCCAATGGGACGCCGACTACGAGACCTGGACCGTGTGGACCAACGAGGAGCGTGTGGCGTAATGACGCACGTGGACTACCCGCACTGGCCGGGCACTCTGTACGACTGCTGGGCATGTGAAGCCATCATGGACGAAGAGGAGTTGGTCAGGGTCATGGAAGATGACACCGACAGCGGCGAGACAATCGTTCTCGATGAAGAATTGAAGGATGAGAGCTTCTGATGAACGGCAAAGAGCACAAGGCAGCCATTGAGGCGGCCATTGAGGCAGCCCTCGAAGACGGCTATCAGCTAGACGTCAGCAACAGCTGTGCGGGGTGCTGTAGCTCCTTTGAGGCCACCCTGTGCAAGTCCACCTGGAACGGTAGCGAGTGGGTGGATAGCGACCATCAGGAAATTGATCTGTAGCCAAGCTGAGCGCACGGCCTTCGGGCCGTGCGTTGAGACGGCATCTCAGCCGACTGAACCAAGGAGAGAGAACATGTGGACTAAGCGATGCGTGGCCACTACCCGCAAGGGTGAACAGTGCTCCAAGAGGTCTTTGGACGCTTACTGGGTTCACTCATTTCAGGGCGACAAGTTCGATAGTGCCACCTGGGTGGAGGTCTGCGAGACTCACGCGGTGGACGCGACTCTAGGCGGCATGGTGACCAGCATGGACATTCGCCACTTCACAGCCGACACGGTCTGAGACCACGGGCATCTCAGCCGACCGAATCAAGGAGAGAGAACATGGACGAGCAAATCAAGACTGAGTGGCTTTCCCGGCTCCGTTCGGGCAAGTACATTCAGGGCAAGAACACCTTGCGCCAACCCCTTGCCGACGGAGGACATGCTCATTGCTGTCTCGGAGTTCTCTGTGACATCTTCGCAGAAGATGGTGAGGGCCAATGGGATGGGAGCAATTTCTTCTACGGAAAGGATGGCGGTCTTGGCTTGAACAGCGACGCATGGGGTTACGACGACGGAGACGGAATTCTTCCGGAGAATCTTGCCAGGAAGACAGGGCTGGAGGCCAATCCGCTCACGCGAGGAGGGACCAGCCTGGCAGAGCTGAACGATGATGGCGTGAGCTTCGCCGACATCGCCGATCTCATTGAAGTGGAACTGTGACCACGTAGAGCCAACGGGGCGCCTTCGGGCGCCCCTTGGTTGTACCGGCATCACAGCCGACAGCGAGGAGAGAGATATGCGGAACAAGAGCATCATTCAATTCACCGGCTCCAAGGTTACGCACATGCCCCACCCGTTTAATGATGGGACGCTGTGCGGCCGAGGAAACGTCGCAACCCCCTGGGAGGGCGGTTACTACGAGACCCTCCCTGAGATTACTTGCAAGACGTGCGTGCGCACCATTCCGCAGGCCAAGTGGAGCCATCTGACCAGTCCTTACAAGTACCACAGCGACGTGCTGTGCTACAGGGATGAGACGGAGCTCTTCTCCGCCGAGACGCTGATCAAGAGCATGGGCGACTGCACGGCCCACTGGTTCCCCTCCGCCGATGGCGACGAAAATGGAATCCTGGCCCTGTACGGGCTCCACTCGAAGTGCTGGTACGTCTACACCGCCTGAGACCAGCGAGAGCTTCAGGGACGCCCCTACGGGCCTCCTGGGGCTGTCACGGCATCTCAGCCGACAGCAAGGAGAGAGAACATGAAGAACGCGTTCAACAGGGTTGCAACGTCGATCGACTGCAAGGTCCTAGAGATAGATGAGCAGGGTCTCATCTCAGTCCTTTCCAGCGCGGCGGGCAGCAAGAATCTGGATGTTCACCTTCTCGAAGATCGGGATGGGGACGTCCTGCTGGCCATTTGGGTGTGGCACCTGAATAGCTGGGAGATCTGGTACTACGAGTCACCTTACAATCACTGAGACCAGATGGAGCGGCCACCTTCGGGTGGCCGTTGCAACGGCATCTCAGTGCCGAATGAGCCAAGGAGAGAGAAGAAGCGATGAGCCACATCAATTACCCGCACGAGCCTGGCTATCTATACGACTGCCAGGCCTGCGAAAGCAAGTGCAACTGTGCCGCCGGGCGCGCTCAGTGCGTATACTGCAACAATGCAGACGAACAAGAGGAGTGGGAAATGAGTAACCAGGGTGACGAGACCGACAGCGGCGAGACCATCGTGCTCGACGAAGAGCTGAAGGATGACAGTTTCTAGTCTGTGACTAACCAGAGCCTCCCGCTTCCGGCGGGAGGTTGTGGCAGTATCACAGGATACTGATGAACCAAGGAGAGAGAAGATATGTGCGACGAAATCAGCACCTGCCCGATCCACTTCCGAAACGACGTGGTGGACAACGACAGCACAGATCCGTTCTTCGTGACCTACCTGGATGATGTTGTCGTGTACTCCTACCTGGAGTTCACCTACCCCAAGGGCTCGGAAATCAGGGCCGAGGCTGAAGCCATCGCGGTCAGTGCCCTCTTCGGGCTGGACGTGAAGGACAGGGCCAAGGAGTTGCTCCTCAAGGTTCCGGCGTGGGCAGTCACTTGCGCAATCCGGGTCGGCCACGGAGCACTCTCTGACGCCATGCCTGAAGGATTCATCCCCGATGACTCCGTTCTGGACATGGTCAAGGGCAACCGAGAAGACATTGAGAAGCTTCACGCTTCTGTGGTCGCAGAACGCCGCAAGTAGTATCCGACCCACCCGAAAGGGTGGGCGGTGAAAGGCGCACGAACTGTCGAAACATAAGTAGACACCCACCTAGGCACGCAGGCCCATGATGGTGAGAGCCTAGTTCGTGCGCCCCTTTCCGCCCATCGTGGACGGCAAACGAAGGAGAGAGACATGAGCGACGTCAAGGTTATTGACGCCCCCGGCTACGAGGACTTTGAGGGGGTTCTCCTGATGGAAGTCCCCAACGTACTCGGAGAGCTGATGAGCGTTGTCGGCTACGAGCGGGATGGCGTGCGGGACTTTGAGGTCATCCCCTCTCGGTATGTGCACAACCCGTGATCCACCCCCACCCTTCTGGGTGGGGCTTTAAGTCACCAGGGGACCTCTCTCCCCCCTGGTGGCCTATGGCCCCATCATGAAAGGAATCAACATGAAGCAGTTCTATCTCGACAGCTCTGAGAACGCCACCGCATCGGCGGAGGATGCGATCGTCTGGTTCGACACCATTGAGGAAGCTCGGAGTGGCGCAATCCAGCATGCCGCCGAGTCTCCCAGCACCATCTTCTACGTGCGAGAGATCGTCCAGTCGTCCAAGCTGGTCTACCGGGCTGAGGCGACCCTCAAGATCGACAGCGAGGTAATCGATGACCCTACCCTCCAGGGCTAAGCAGGTCGAATGGCTTTCCTCCATGCTCGACAAGGGGGCGGAGGATGAGGAGACCCTGCAAAGGTTTTCTCGGCGCATCGTGGACACCTTCCATGACATGCTGACCAAGGGCATCAAGACCGGTACGCCGTTCCCCCACCAGGGAACGGTCTTCAAGTCTCCGTTCACTACCAAGGTTCACATGGTGGCCTGGCAGGATGGAGATCTAGTTTGGCTGGTCACTGACGACAGCCGGTTCGGAGACTTCTGCCGGACCGATGATCCGATGTGGAAATACACAGAGGCCACGCGCTCAGACCCCGCCAGATTCCAGAAGAATCCAGACTGGGCCGTCGGGGATGAAGTCTCTCGGAGCCAAAGGTACTACCACGGCAAGGTGATTGCCGTGGGGAACAAGTGCGTTCTGCTGGAGAACCTGCACAACGGAAACATTCAGCCGGACAGTAACGAGAACATGAAGCGGTACTACAGGAGGGAAAGCTGGTGAGTGACTTCATGCCCGGAGACATCATTGTCGGCCCTGCCACGACACGACTGTGGAAGTATATCGGGGAAGTGGACAGAGTTGCCTACCTCGTTCCGCTTGACCACAAGGATGGCGAGCTTGCGGACGCCGTAGCCTTCTTCGGCACGGAGGGGTGGAGGCTGGCTCCGAAGCCCTTCTTCGAAGAGAAGAGGACTTACGAGAGCCTGAACAACAACAAGGTCACCATCTGGCACGTCCACGAGATGACTCGCGGCCGAGTGGCCGTGGGGCAGTGGACCGAAGGCGATTCGGTCCTGCTGAAGGAGAGGGATTTCGAGAACTTCACCGAGATCTGACAGCACAAAGGGCCCCTCCGGAGAGGGGCCCTG